TCCAGCATCGTGATATTGTGTTTTATAAACAATACTACCTTGAGTTCTTCCTGAGAAATTCGTTTCAGTTGTGAAACCTTTAAAACCAGCAGGAATTGCGTCAACAGGATGATTTTCAGCCAATACTAATGTTACAATTTTAGAACGTAACTCGTATTCACCATCAGATGTACCGATTTTTCTACCGATATAACCAGGTAAATCAGGGTTCATTGAACATCTTGAGAATTTCTCTAATACTACGATATTTTCGTCAGTGTCGTTGAAATCACGTATTAATACGTCAAAGTCACCTGTTTCAAGATTAATGTTTTGAATTGAAATTTTAACTTCGAAGTTTGCCGATTCACCATCAGAAATTGTTTGTAATTGGAATAAGTCTGAAACATTTCCACCTCTAACTTCTGAAACAACCATTGGAGATATTGTTGTATCCCATTGTGTTGCGAATCTTGAACTTTCTGCGTTGTAAACTTCGTCCAAACTAATACCTCTAATTTCACCTCTTTCATACAATGCGTTTATCAGATTAGGATAAACTTCATGTACATAAAGTGGGAAATCGGCGTAAGGTTTGTCAAATACACCTGTACCTAAAACTTTGTTAATATATTTTGTTGATGCTGAGTTAAAAGAACATGTAAATGTCTTTAAACCTTCAGTGGCACCTGTTACATTAATCACAAATTCCGATAATGGGTCAGTAGTAACGTTGAAATCAGAACTCAACGCTAATGCGAAGTGACTATTATTAGTAACTTCTAATTCTAATTGTTGAAGGTTGTTATAGTGACCTCTCGATCTTAAAACCGCAACAACTACACCATCATTCACTAAGTCGGCTTCGTAAACATATCTTTCTACGACGAATTTATTTAAAGATCCGTTCCATACAAAAAGATAAGAATATACTAAATTGGAACCATTGTTAAATAAATTATACCAATTTTTATTATAATCAGATTCGACATATAGTGAACCTGTAAATGGTGATACCAATTCATCACCACTAGGAATGTCGGCTTCAGGAATTTGACCTATAGCGAACCATACCCCATTATTACCTGTTGTACCGCTAAAATTAGCGAAGATATAATCAGTTATCGAAGTTCCCTCAAATGATGTTTTACCACTAAGTTCAGCAAAAAATGTTGATCCCGTAAAAGTTGATAATGGATTTGGGTCCATATCAGCACTAGTGGAACCACTCAAACTATATGCCCAAGTTGAGTTTGATGGTTGGAACCCACCTAAAGTTTTTATTCCAAATGATTTATTTGGTTTGTACCCTGTTAATCCTAAGATTCTGGTTACAAATAATTGATTTGATTCTTGTAAATAAGATTTTGCCACATAAGGTAATTCATATTTTAGGTTTCCTCCCTCGTCTTTTACTGGAGATGTACCACCAAAATATGTTCTAAATTCGTCGAAATTTCTAATCAACAATGGTTCAAATGCTGGACCCTTTAAAGTCTCACCCACTAAACCCAAAGTTGTTACTCCGACGCTCTGTGCCACGAATGTTAAATCTTTCTCTGATGTGTAGACACCTGGAGAAACGAATACTCTGTTTGAATTTGCCATCGATTAATGTTTGGTTAATTATTTTTATTAGTTATTCTATAAATATCTTTGTTTTTATGAAAGATTTCCGTAATTTTCTTAAATAAGATAGTTATTTATCTTTAATTATCTTTTTTTATCTATGACAGAAGAAAACAAAACTAAAAACGTAAAAATCAGTGAGAAACATCACGAAATGTTGAAAATACACTGTGACAAGAATGGACTTAAAATTTATAAAGTTTTAGAAAAGTGGATTGAGGACTATTGTAAACCTAAAAAGAAAGATTTATATGGTGACGATTAGTATAAGTAGGTAATGTTAATCCTATCCCCAACCAAAGGTTCTCCATTCAATGTTACAGTATCTCTACCACTAACATCAAATCCAATACCCTCCTCTTGAACAAGACCATTTATATCTAATATAACAACACTATCGATTGAATTATTCACTCTAAAAGTTAAACTTGTTCCATCATATTGAAATGATTCGTTCGTTATCTGAACCGCTTTACCATAGCTGTCCACCCAAACGTTATTTTTACCTTTATAATATGAGATTGAAACTTGACTTCCTTCATACGGGGCATCAGTAAAAGTTATTTTAGATGTTCCTGAAACATGATAATAATCAACATCTCTTTCTTGAACCAATCCATTAACCGATACATTAAATAAAAATCCTATACTTTCACCAACACTATATGTTGTCTGCATACCGTCCGAAGGGAAAGTTGTGACAGTTATATCAATTGTTTTATTGATAAATTTCTTTTGGAATCCTTTACTCTGAATAAATTCATTCAATAAAAACATTCTACTGACAGCGGGTTTTACTTCAAACTCTTCACTGTCAATTAAGAATCCTAACATTGTAAATGTATAATTTTGAATGTAAAATCTACGACCATCCACAGTTTCCATTGGTGTATTATCTTCAACCCTATCTAATACAATTGGTATATAATGACCTTTTACTGTTGTGTAAGATTGTCTTGATGAGAATTTCTGCATGACAATTTTACTGAACTTATTTAAATCTCTGAATTTATTACAAATTATGGTAACGTCAAAAGTAATATCCACCGCAACAGGTTGAGGCATTTTATAAATGTCAGCACCCGCTTGTGTACCGTTCCATGTTGGGACAGACGCATAATAGAACGTTCTCCTATCTGGTATTGTTCTCTGAACCACAGGATTTGTACCGGGTTGAACATCGGGTTTTCTTATAACAGCAATAAACGGTAATTCAACATTTCCATCATCATCCGAAAATTCCCAATTGTTAGAGAATTCACCCCATCTTTGGATTGTTAAAATTTTTGGAATAACAGGAATTTTTTTACCGTCAGTTGTGATTACAAAGTTTTCTTTTACGAAACTAAGCATACCACCGTCTAAGTCATCATGTAAAATAGAATCGGGTAAGTAAGAATCAGATTTAGTAATCCTATCTAATAGTTCCTGTCTTCTATCTACAATTTGTTTACCTTCGTAATATTCCTTACCACCGTAAACATCAATATTGTTTTTTCTTTTAGGTATTCCCATATTAAACTCCTCTAAATTCACCTTGCTGTGTTGGAACACAGGTTATAGTTCGGTAATGAGGTTTATAACCAAACATTTTATGTTTATTATCCGATGTAACTTTTCCATCATTAGATACAGTATAATATCTTATCTTGTCCTCTGAATCTGCGTAACCAATATAGTCACCATATCTAATATCTATTTTTAATTCTTCTAAGTGTCTAATATATACCGATAATGTTAAATTACCCGGTTCATTATAACGAATTAAACCGTTTTTATATGTTGAATTTTTAGGTTCATCAATTTTAACCAAAGCATTAAACTCAATTGGAGGAAAGAATTTTACCTCGTCCTTACCCACTTCGGCGTAAATCGCGTCAGTCTCAGTTTTACCTCTATCTACACGATAAAGGACCAATTTCATGTTTAAATCTCCATGTAGGTATTCCTGACCCATTTGAATATTAATATCAAAATCGTCTTTTGAGAAGAATTTACCTAATCTTGTTATTGGTAGTTTATTGTTCATATCTTAATAAATAGTTTAATGTTCCATTCTATTTATGTATATTTTATAAGAAGTTATGATACCTGAAATAGAAGCTAGGGAAATATTATCAACATATGAGGGTTCCAATAATCAATTGTTGGAATGGAAGAGAAAATTTACTGATGTAAAAAACTTTAAATTGACCAGACCTCAAGCGGAGTACGTTATGAAATATAAAGACGTGACTCCAAAGGTAGCACGCAAATACATTAAAATTGTTAATACTTTTGGTGAGAAGATTATGGAAGAAAAACTTCTAACAAAACCTGTTGAACAAATTTGGTGTGAAAAATTATTATGTGATTCCGAGAAGGCGTTTCATATTTGGGGTAAGATTTTAGATAGTGAACAAAATACCGCGTTTTGGTTACCTAAAGCCGCAATTGTTCAACCTGAAAAAAAATTAAATAGAATTATTGATTACTCTCCGTATAGTAGTCGACCTCCTATGGATCATCAAAAGATAGCAATTGAGAAGTTATTGGCTAATGATAAATTCATTTTAGCGGATGACATGGGATTAGGTAAAACTACATCAGCAGTAATCGCATCGTTAGAAAGTAAAGCAAGAAAGATACTTATAGTATGTCCCGCATCTTTAAAAATAAATTGGGAGAGGGAAATAAAAAACTATTCAGATAGAAAAGTTTTAATTGTCGAAGGACGTAAATGGGGTTCAACATTTGACTACTACATTATTAATTATGATATTATTAAGAACTACCACACTACAGACAAGAGTGAAGATAGCGACGATTATAAATTATTGGTTAATGCCAATT